AGATAATCTCGGCAATGTAATTGCTACATTCTTATTAAAATTAGGTTGCTGTTCTATTCTTGCTAAAAACTTCTGCATAGGTCCATATGCAATAGGAACCTTGATTGTTGATATTACTGCATCTGTTGAATCATTGGTATGCTTTATTGTGATATCATTAAACAGTGTACCGAAAGCAATTACAGTCTTTCTAATCGTCTCATTGTAAAAATACTTTCCAAACATTATGCTTCACCAAATGGATTTTTTTCTGTAAAGTCAAGGATAGCATCACCCTCAGATTGAAAGCTAACATTGTCCCCGAACGAATCTAGATTTGTCTCATCATCGTTATAGTTGATACTATTTAGACGGTAAGCGATAGTTTCTCCTGTAGTCTTCGCTGTTCCCACAATCAATTCTCCCACTGAGAATTTACCTGTAAGATCTTTAGCAGTCAGAGTGCCAGTAGTGGCATCCCAAGTTCCAGCATATGCAGTTGTTGAAGATGCACTACCAGTAAGAATCATTCCATACTTGAATGTTCCCACTCCAACTGTACCTGCTGCACCAACAGTTACTATTGGTGCTACTGTATAACCATATCCTGCATTAGTTGTGACAATTCTATCTACCTTACCATCTACAAGTATTGCAGTTCCAATAGCAGTCACACCACCTGAAGGTGCTGATGTAAACGTAATTGGTGGAGGAAGAATATAATCTGTTCCTTTGAGTATCATTGTAACGATACCAACTGCACCTGTTGTTGCAATACCAACTCCTAGAGATAATCCTCCACCTTGACCATCTACAGGAGTGACTGTAATACTTGGAGCAGTGGTATATCCATAACCGGGATCTGTGATTCTAAATTCTTGTAATGATCTAGAACCTTGTGCATTTGAAGTAGTGATAGCAACAGCAGTTGCTCTTCTACCAGTACCATTAGGTTTTGATATGAGAACTGTGGGATCTGCTGTAAATCCTGTTCCCTCATTGAATATCTTAATTTTATGGATTCCACCATTTACCAACGATGTGACCGCTGTTGCAGTTGCACCAACACCCGATAATGACATTGTGACATTATATCCTAATGTTGCAAAATCATCATCAATTTCACCAATCCCCGTTTCAATTTTTTCATCACCAAGTTCAAACATCTCACACTCTAACACATAACAATAGTTCTTACCTAAAGCATAAAATGTAGGAGCAGTATGTTTTACATGTTTAATTTCAAATAATATATCTCCAAGTGGAAAGTATACAAGATCTCCTTCTATAGGTCTTACAGGAACACCAATTCCAAGTCCTCCTTCTTTTTGCAAAACAGGAGTAATCAACTCACTAAATCTTGCTTGAGATATAGTAATCTGCATCTCTGCTGTAGATCTGACTCCAAATTTTGTCAGTAAATTATATTGATCTCCGAATCCTTCATAGTTCTCAATATATCCTTCAAGAGGAAATGATTTTTGAAACTTTGATGAAGTGACTTCTCTCATCACAGTTTTTGTGTTCACAAAAGAACGTGGCATATAGACGAACTCTACACCATGAATTTTTATATGCTCATCAATAAGAGACTGAGCGAGATCCTGCTCATTTCTCACACCGGTAAGTCTAATATAATTATTGAGTGCCATTATCCAATGAAATCAAGCGGAGGTAATTCGTAATCCATATTCATACGAGACTCCAACTTTTCTAGTTCTGCTGTACCATCTTCCCATATCTGTCTGCCATTTAGTTCCATACCACCCGGCATCTTAACACCTTGGAACTTCATTAGGTTTTGTCCCCACTGTCTTTTCAATAGAGAAGTAAAATATCTTCTAAAGAAAATATCACCGTATACTCTATTACCTACCTCACTAGGGTCTAGTGCTCTATAACATTGTATGATTAGATAATCATCAATTTTCAAACTACTTTGATCTGTGTCAAGATATATTCTATTACGTCTTCTATTATATCTTATCTGTTTATCTGGATGCAATATAAAATTCAAATCCTCTAAGTATCTTTTAGTCATCGTGTAATTCAATACTTCAGTGCTACTAAAATAATAAATCTCATTCAAAAATAATTGATAGTTTACACTAAACATGTTAGTGCTGATTGCACGACTATCAATCTTCCATATCTTCTCTACACCAATAATATGATCAGGCACAGCAATCCAATTTGAATCTTCTTCAAACTTATGTTGAACAGTGCTTCCAATACCTACAATAGTTTGATCTCTTGATGTAGTTGTAACAATACCCACTCCATTATCGTCATTTCTTCCACCAACTCTCTTAATTAAATCTTCTGTAATTTTATGTTTTAGATATACTTTCTCAACACCATCCATATGTCTATTTTGAAAGTATGATACAGTATCTTCAAAAATTGATTCTAGTTGTTCATCAGCAACATTAACTTCCACGACAGGATGACCCAACTGTCTCAAAGCATAGAGAAAAAATTCCTCTTTGTAATTGAGCATATCGTCATTTCTTTCTTCAGTTGTTAAGTGTCCTGCCATATTACTTTTTAGTTATTTAGTTAGTCAAACCTAACAAGATCTATCTCATCTCCTGCAGTTGCAGCAGAAACCAAAGTAAATGAGGCACCAGATTTACTAAAATCTGTGGTTGGTCTGATTTTTATACCATTCACAAAAACTTGAACATACGTAGGTAAAGAAGATGATGCAGTAAAAACTGTTTGACCTTGTGTGGCAGTAAATATTTCTTCGGTTGGTTTAGATGTTGATACACTACCATCAACTTGTAAGTTACCATTAATAGTAACATCACCACTATAAGAAATACCCGCACCCACACCACTTGGTTCATTCCATGGGTTGAGAGTATGAGTTGTTGTAGCGATACCAACAGAGAACTGATCTTTTAGAATATAAACTTTTCCGTCGTATGAGTTTACTGCTAACTCACCACGTTCTAATTGTGTAACTGCAGGTACTTTTCCCTCAACGGAGGAACGTTTGACCTTTATTTTTGGATTTGCCATTATAAAAGCTAAAGAGCACTTTGTGTGTAATGACACACGTTGTTGTGACACTATTTATGTGTTATAATTAGTAGTAACATATAATGTATGATGAAAACTCTTACCATACTCACGGGTCCACAAGGATCTGGTAACCATTTGTGGTCTAAAATATTTTCTTTACATGAAGATGTATATGGTTGGAAATCTTTATTAGATAACTACTGGGAAGCACATAGACACTCAGAACCATTTGCAGCATGTTGGAGAGATCCAGAATTACTATCTCAATTTGATTTTAGTTCACATGACCATTACTTTACTAGCATCAGTGTACCACTTGGTATACAGAGTAAGGGAACTAAGTGGTGTCCTGATATCAAAGAGTTTGGATTAAAGGCACAGAGTTTAGGAATGAATGTAAAAATATGTGTGATAGGTCGAGATCAAACAATATTAAAAAATCAACAGACAAGAATAAGAGAAGAATCTACCATAAGACATTTTTATGATGCATTGAAAGGAATACAAGAAGCATTTCCATGCCCTACATATCTAAGTTATGAATTATTATATCTTTACAAACAAGAATATTTGAAGTCACTTGATCTTGGATTTCCTATTGCATGGTATGATAAAAGAGTGAATGAAATACTTGAGCAAGATGCTAATGCAAAGTATATCAATTATGTAAAAGAGAATCCATTAGACGATGGAAATAAAACTGGAGTTCCTTTTCCGTGTAATCCAAACATACCAGATAAACCACATTATAAAGACACAGATCATTCTTATGACGAAGGTTCTAGACCGTGCTGCCAATGAAAAAACTACTAATCGTAACAGGTCCACAAGGATCAGGAAACCATCTTTTTGCACGTTTATTTTCTCTCCACGAAAACGTAGTTGGGTGGGAAAGTCTTCATGACAAGTACTGGGTTCCAAGTGATCAAGAACCATTTGCAAGATTCTGGGTTCACCCAGAAGAACTCACAAAGGAACATTTTGACAAAGGTGATTACTTTTGTGCAAATGTAAGTGTGCCTTTCTTTTTTGATGGAGTGAGACAAACACCAAAGATCAAAGAAGTTGCAATGAGAGCATTTGAATTAGGTGTAATGCCAATCATAGCAGTAATTGTAAGAGATAGAAATATAAACGAACTACAACAAGTAAGAGTTGGTGGTGAGTGTACAATGGATACTGCCCTTGAGTATTACAAAGATATGACAGTACACTTCATAGATCATGAAGCGTTTTTCCTATACAGAGAAAAGTATATTGAATATCTCGGTCGTATTTTAGAATTTCCAGTCACAAAAAAAGGCATCGACAACTTTATAAGCGTCGATGCCAATCATAAGTATGTCTTTCCATGTAAAGAACATTGGTTAGACAGTAAGATCCGTGAAGGTCGTAAACCTTTTATACAACGGCAAGAGGAGTAGCAGTGTTCTGATTGCTGATCTCTAGTAGATCTGCTCTCATTTTTTCTACTAATGCAAGTACGTGTGACTGAAGTGACTCGCTACCTTCAACTAATTTTGAAAGTGCTCTTCCACCTAAGTTTGAGTGGAATCCTTCGTCTTTAGCGATTGAAGCATATCTTGTAGAGATGAACTTGTCTTCTACACAGTCTGCCATTTCGTTCCATACTGCTTCTGCTCTTCCTTCAGCAACTAACTGATATGCAGCAAGTGCTGCTTCGTCGTTTGATGCTTCATACTTCTCAAGAAGTGATGCACCCTTTGCTTGTGGTGCTTCTGCTTCTGCAGCGAATGCAGCAGCAACGTCTAGTTCTTCACCAGTGATATGTTCGATAACTTCCTTAACCATTCTGAAGTGCTTTGCTTCGTCTAATGCCTGCTTAGAAAGTAATTCTAGGTCTTTTACATCTGTAGATGGGTCAGCAGATGCAACTTGTCCTGCGATTGCATACATGTTTTGAGCTTCGTTGACCATACGTCCACGGAAATGCTCAACTAAGTATTCGTCGCTTGGATTTGAGTTGAAGAAACGACGGACATTTGAGCGTGATGCTTCAAATAATTCTTTGTTTCCTTCTTTGATTTTTTTTACGAAATCTGTTCCAGATAACATGTTAAATTGTTGGTAATTACTTTTCTATTTATATATTTGGTTTATTTAATTCAAAATAATAACGTTTATGACCTTGTATTGTCAACTCCTCTTCAAAACGATCTAAGGTATACTTATACTTATTGACAACGCTATCAATCTTTGATCGACTCCAATCATACCAAACGATTCCATCCCAATCTGCCTTATCATGCCATATATGTTCTCTGCCGGGATTGACTCTGAAGTACGCTTTTTTATACCACAATTCATGTAATATTTCTATTTGATTATCAATGGCATTTTCGTCACCAAAATTAATAGATCCAAGACATAATACTATATCTACAGGTCCAGCTTTGTAATCTTCGAGTGATACTTTTATATCTGCATTGTCATTGTATGGGTCAATACCTATCAAATTTTTTATCTTCCCTTTGAATCTATTAAAACCACAACCAACGTCTAAAACAGATCTAGGTTTTTGAGAATTTATTTCATCAACCAATCGGTAACCAGACCACTTGTACCCGTCAAGACTTGAATCATCCCACTTACCATTAAAATAAGATTCCATATTACATCCATTGATAAATATCTTCTGGTTTAGGTTTTTCTTCTTTCTTGTCAGCATCATCAATTTTTCCGGGATATGGTTTTTCTCCCTCGTAACCTAGTCCTAAGAAAAAAATTAAGTTATCTTTTGGTTCATTAAATATAATATTTTTTTCATCTGCTTTCGGGTTCTTATTAGTAGAAAAACATCTACAAAATCCATGATCAATATCATAATAACTAGCA